GCGTAGCGCCGCAAGACCTCTGCGAATGCCGCCGCGTGGTCGGGCTGCTCTGGCAGGTCGGGGACTAGGTGCCGGTCTAGCGGTGTTCCGAAAGGGGTCATGCTAGCATCTCCGGAGTAATGTTGTTGGAGCCAGCCCAGCCAAATTTTCGGCTGTAGTGTATAGCAGTAATTTCGCGTTCTGACCACCATCCCCCGCGCGCTGCGTATGCGTCACGCGCCGCCAAGGTAGGGTGCTGGATAACCCGCGCCCCGGTGTGGTCCTTTTCCTCGCGGTGATGCCGGTGGCCGGTGTGGATATAGACCTTTTGGCAGCGGCCCCACATCTCTCGGAATTGCGCGGCGAACAGCGCGGGCAGTTGCTCGTTTTTCCGCAAGTGACCGTGGTGAAAGCCTAGCAGCGTGTTGCCATGCTCAATAGCGTAGTATGGCAGCTCGCTGGCATGAACCGTGATGCGCGGCTCGTTCTCATACAGCACGGCAAACAGTTTGCGCAGCCACAGGCTAGAGGCAAGGTCGTGGTTGCCTTCGCAGATCAGCAGCGTGACATGGGCGTGTTTCGCCAGAGCCTCCGCGACAAGCTGGCGGATTAACCGGATAGCAACGTCGACCACCTTCCCGAACCGCCCGTCAGCATCTAGCACATGCCCATGCTGCGGGGTAATCGCGGTCAGGCCATCCCAATGCAGGAAGTCGCCTTGGATATTGACCACAGCCCGCGCGCTAGGCGGCGCGCCAGCAGCCATCGCCGCCATTGCCTTAATGCCCGTGCGCTCCGCAATGTCCAAATCCCAATCGGCCCCGCCTTCCTTATGCCATGCCAGCATTCCGACATGGTAGTCCGTGAAGGTGTAAAGCGTCAGCAAGTCATCATGGTGATTGCCGACAGTCGGGATTGGCGCGGCGGGAACAATTCGCCCAGCCATCGCGTCAACCGCCGCCTCTAGCGCCTCAAGCAAATTCTGGCGGTCAGGGCTTTGCCGCTCCCAAGTGCGCTCCACAAGCCCGTCAGGCCCGCGCTGCACCGTGACCTTGCCCATAGCGTAACCGGGCGCGACACCATGCTCAAAATGCCCCGGCGCATACCCCTGCTTTGCAGCATGGGCGCGCAGCCGCCGCATGGATTTGGTAACAACGTCGGTAGATAGCCCTAGCGCCTTATTAGCCGCCGTGGCGCTGCCGTATTGTTCGATGGCGTCCAGAAACTCTTTCTGGCGCGGTGTGGCGTAGTCGTATAGTTTTACGTCAACCGGCACTGCTCACCTATGATTTAGAGGGGCAGGCCCAAGTAGCCCTATTTTTCCTTGCGGCCCAACCAACCTTGCACGGTTTTAGTCTCGACAATCCGAATACAGGTCCAGATAATCGTGAGCAGCGCCGCGACATTAGGAAGCATGGCGAACAACGTCCCCAACATAGTGCCAATGGACAGCGCATCGACAAAATGCTTGATGCCGTCCGGGATGTGTTCCCAAAGGTCGTGGTCGCTCATAGGGCCTCTACTTGGAACCATAATGGCAGACTAGCCGCCATTATGGGAATAATCAAGCGCAACAATGTTACGCGGGTGGATTAAACGATTGTTCACGTCACAATATACCGCCATCTAGGCCAAACCTAAAGGCTTCCATCGTCCACGTTGCCGACGTAAGCACAGACAACGACGCCGCATCGCGAATTTCCAGCAAGATAATTGCAAATTCGCCGTTGTAATCGTTAGTTGTGTCGGTGATCGACCAGTCACGGGTTGTGGAAAGCGAAAGCCACGTCGATGTCGTGCCGCTAACCGCGCCGGTTGTAACCGTGCAACGCACCTCAAAAGACGCGGGAACGCCAGTCACCAGCCAGATATTATTGTTGGTGAAAAAGCCATTATCGCCGGTATACACAACGCCATCAGCGGCAACGCGCACGGTCGCGGTGCGAGGCAATGAGCCGTAAGAAGTTACCGAGCCGTCAATGAGGCTGGCAACGTTTCCGCCACCAGCCCCGCCCCCCGAACGTGTCAGCTTACGAGCAAGCATTAGGTTGAAGCCCCCTGATACGCGCCATAAACCTGCGAGCCGACTTTCCAGAGGGTAATCCACGAAAGCCCGCTTGTTGCGAGGGTTGGGGCAGAGCCGCCAAGCCACTTTACGCCAGACGGACCAAAGGTGGTGTCAGTCCAAGTAATACTATATGCAGTGCCGTCGTCAACCGACAGGGTGATGGCCTGCCCGCTCTGAAAGTTAGTTCCCTTGGGCGTGCGGTTTGCGCCAAGGGTGACATGCTGGAACGATCCATTGGCCGGGTCGATCTCAAACGCAGCACCATCCGAGATGGTGTAAACGTCCTCAATTGGGGTTCCGGTCAGGGTGGGCGTAGTAATCGCCGGGGCGGTCAGCGTCTTGTTAGTCAGGGTCTGCGTCGCGGTGCTGGTCGTCACCTCGTGCGTAACGCTGTTAATCCGAACGTAAAGCCCGCCCGTGGTTGACCACAGATCGCCGTTGACCGGGCTGCTAGGGGGCGTGCCGTGCGGCAGGCCGAAACCCGCCGCCGTAAGCGCCGTCGAAGCCGTAACCAGCTTGCCGGTCATGGTGTCGCCGGTCTTTGACACGTACCCAGCGCCAGCCGTGCTATCAAGAATTCCCGACGCGGTGATGTTGTTAAACACAACCTGGCCGTCGTTTTGCAGCACAGTCATGGAGCAATCACTGCCCGAAATATAGATTCGCGACGGTGCGCCTTGATAGGCAGGATAACCCGCAACAGTGCGGATCGGCTGCACCCAAGGGATAGTCAGCGCGCTATCGCGATATGCAGTAATCGGGTTAGACCGCGCGTCAAATCCCGTGACGCCAAGGTAGATCGAGCCGTTGTCCAGCGGATCGCCGGACTTATCGGTGAACGTGGTGACTGGCTGAAAAATAGCGGTCACTGGCGGGCCTCCAACTGGATAGTTTGCGGTTCCGGGGCTGCGTTAGCGCCGGTTTGCGAGAATGCGGATTTAATCCATGCCGCGCGCGACTTGAAGTCTTTCGGGATCGGCAGGCCCTTGGCGTATTCAATGAACGACTTGGAGCCAGCAAGCTTATTTGCCGCGCTGTCCGTAGCCTCGCCGAGCGCTACCTTTTCCATCAGCCCACGAAATTCGTCACTGGCAAGCAGGCGGTGCAACTTGTCAGAACGAACCGTGCCGCCCGCGCGCTCAATAATTTCATTGATAACGCTACCAGCCGCAGCGCCGGTAACATCGCCAGCACTAGCGCCAACGGTTACAGACGTAAGGCGGGTTGCAGGCCCCTTGATAACCTTTTTGAGCAACGCGTCGGCATTCAGCTGGCCGATAAGCGCTTGGTTGGCCTTGCCGGTCTTGAGAACCTTGTTTTCCGCTTCAACCATGCGCCGCGAAATGGCGTAAAGGTCGATTAGCGTTTGATCGCCCTTAGGGCCGATTGCCTTGGCAACCTGCTTGTAGATGGTCGGGTTTTCGCGCAGCCCGCGATAGGTTTTGGCGAAGTTGTTGAAGCTGAAACCGCCCATGCCGCCACGTCCCATGCTCTCGGCCAGAATGCCGGACATGAGAACCTTGCCGTGCATATCCTTGGGGATATTCGCCAGCGCCTTGTTAAGCGCTGCGGTATCGCCTTTAGCCCCGGTCGTCACAACACGCCGGATCAGCGGGGCCAATCCCTTATCCAGATCGCGGCCAAACAGGTTAACCAATTCCTGCCGCTTTTCATACATATCGCGGAACAGCGAATTCGCCGCGCGCTGCTTGTCTGCGATTTCCTTACCGCCGACGCGCTCAATGTGCTGAATTTGATCCTCTGCCAGCGCGCCGTAATACTTGCGCAGATTGCGCTCGGCGGTGTCAACCCAAGGTCCACGCCCCTTGTTAAGCGCTTCCCCGATTTGATCGCGGATAAGGTTTAGGCGCGCATAGGTCGGGGCTTTGGCGGTTCCGCCCTCGCCAAGCATGGCCAGCAACTTACGCTCTTCGCCAGACATAGCCTGTTTGGCTTCGCCAATGCCGCCAAGGTCATTAATCACGCTGGCAAGGCTGCGCTGCAAGTTGGTGGCTTCAACGCGCCCCTGCGGGTCAAGCGCTGCTTCAACTTCCTTACGGAGCGCACTGGCCTGCGTCTCAAGGCCGGTCATAGTCGCGTTGATCTTCTGGCTCACAGCCTCGGATACTTCCGCCAGACCCTTTTGCGCGCCAAGTTCGGCCAGTGCCTCTTCGGAGCGCTCGATAGCGTCCCGGCTGGCCTTGATCCATGCTGTTTCCGCCTCACTGCCAACCTGCGAACGCGCAAGGCCGGTTAGAGAAAGCAACTGCGCATTGTCAGACAGAACATCAGGCGGCAGTGAAATGCCCAAGCGGTCGGCGGCCTCCTGCGCAGCCGGATTGATCTTGGCCATCTTAGCCAGTTCGCGCTTGGCCGCGCGATTGCCGGGACCGGAGCCAGTGGCCTTGCGCGCAAGGTCAACGATAGCTTCCATTTCACCAGCAGCGACAGGCGCGGCAGAAACCGGGCCAGCATCCGGCGCGGCGGCGGCTGGTGGCGGAACTTCCGGGGCAGCGCCTTCCGGTGCAGCGCGGCCCATAAACCGCCCAGCAAGCGCGCCACCAGCGCCGCCAGTAGTTGCGCCGATAGCGGCGCCGGTTACGCGGTCGCTAATGCTTGCCCCTGGCGCAGCCTCGCCAGCGCCATACAGGCCGCCATAAGCAGCGCCGCGCATGGCTTCGCCCGCCACAGTGCCAGCTTTACCCAGCGGCAAGCGGCCCAGCGGTGATACAACGCTGGCAGCCAGTTCGCTAAGGAAAGTCGTTACAGGGGCCTGATCCTGCGCATACTCGCCAGCAGCCTGCAATTTCGCGGCAGCATCAGGCGAAATCAGCCCAACCGCTTCCTCTGCAAGATTGCCGGTATAGCCTTTGAGCAAGCCAGCGCCAATCGCCGCCGCAGCCCCCGGAGCGCCACCTTCGCGCTTGCCAGATCGGGCGGGCGTAAACGATAGCTTGCGGTCAGGATCGGTTGCCAGCGTGTCAAGCGCCTGCTGAGACAGCGGGGAGCCGGTCACTTCAACGCTGATTGCGTTGAGCTGTTCAATAGGCGCACCGCTTTGCCACGCTTCCGAAAGTCGGCGGGCAAGCGCAATGTCTGTGTCGGTAGAGTATTCTTCGCCCTCTGCAACGCGCAAGCCGGTGCCGGTCGGCGCGGCAGCATCTACGGGCGCGCCGGGGAGCTTTGGCATAAATGGCGCGATGGCAGCTTCGACTTCGGCCCATTTCGGGCCAGCGTTAATCTTTGCGCTTTCAATAAGGCGCTGCAAGCGCAGATTTTTGGTCTGCACTTCTTCCGCGCTGTCGCCATATTGCGGGAAATAGGAAAGCGTCTGCCCCTCAAGCTGCTCGGCATTATAGGCCGCGCCAGTGCCAAGGGTCAGCAGGGCGTCAAGCACATCGCGCTGGGCGTCAGTCACAATCCGGCGATCAGCGCCAGAGATTTTGCGGGTAATCAACCCTTCACCAAAAATGCCGCGCGAAATGGTTTCACCAAGCCCGGCTTCCTGCGCCTCAGGATTGCGAGCGCGAACAGCCTGAATATCAGCAAAGCCGCCCTTGATGCGAGTAAGGAGCGTGCCGGTCTTCTGCTGAGCCTCGGTGGGCTTACCACCCGTGCCTTCAAATTCCGCCTGAGCGCGAGCCTCACCGGCGGCAGCGCGGGCAGCGGCCTCTTCCTTAAGCTGGGCCTCGCGGGCCTTGCGGGCCTCTTCTTCCGGCGTTTGGGCCGGAGTCGCGATAATCGGCTGCGGCGCACCACGCACCACCGGCTGGGCGGCCTGCTGCGGCGCGTTCTGTTTCGCCGCAAGGGCGTTAAGCATCTTGATGGTTTCGGGATTAGTAACTTCAGGCATTCTTAGCGCCCTTCCGGGTTATCAAACCATTTGCCATTGATCTGGTAAAACGTCTTACCGTTGACAGTGGCGGTCTGCATAGGCTGAATCATAGGAATGCCGTTGCGCTTCATCCAGGTGTCGGTTTGTTCCTTGCCCATAGCCTGAACGGTTACGCGGTATTGTTCCGGCGTAAGGCCAACCGGGTTTCCGTCCGCCTTGAGCTTAGGCGGCGGAACGGTGGCAGTCTCAGCGGGAAGCGATGGCTCAAGCAGCTGCGAACCCTTAAACACACCAACGCCGCTAACCGGAACAAACTTTTCCGTTTCCACAGCCAGCCAGCGGTCAGCGTACTCCTGCCCCTTCAAGCCCTTGAGCCAGTCATATTGGCGCTGCATCGTGGTCTGTTCGCCCTGACCGCCAAACGCCGCATCAACAATCGCCTTGCCCCGGTCCTTGTCTGCTTGGATCATGGTCATGCCGATGGTCGCGCGAGCGGCAGCGGGGTTAATTTTCACCACAGAAGCAATGTCGCGGATTTGCTTGGCGCTTTCCTTGTCCCCGCTGTTTTCAGCGGCGATGGCGCGCTCCTCCAAAGTGGCAACGGTGGCATCTGTGTCGTATGAGCCATCCGCCTTAGGCGTCAAGGTGCGCAGGGCTGCCGCGCCAGTGTCCAACAGGTAGCCGCGCTTCTGCTCATTAAGCGCGCCCCAAAACTTGGAGGTCATCTCGAATTTATCGGGATACTTCGACGCGATCCGCAGGAAGTCCTGCGATCCAGTTGCGGAGGTTGGCAGCGCGCTGATGTCCTGCATGAACGCTTTTTCGCGTTCTGCGGCAGCGCGCTCCTTTGCCCGCGCATCCTGCTGTGCGCGAAGCTGGCTGCCAAGCTGGAACCCCTGCAAAACGCTTTGCAGCGGATTTACGATTGCTGCGCTGTAGTCGATCGGACCCATTAAAACAGCCCCGGAATTTTGCTCAGACCGCCAGCGGCCAGCCCCATGCCGCCGATTTGGCCAAGCCCGCCGAATACGTTGCCCCACGCCTGCCCTTGAGCCAGCGCCCCACCAGCCCGCGCAGCGCCTGCCTGATTAAGCAGGTTGCCGATGTTGCTTGCCACATTAAGCCCGCTAGTGCCGACGCCCGCCGCGCTCTGCTGGCCCAGCGAAGTCATGCCGCCGAGCTTAGCATATTGGTTTTCAAGGAACTGATTAAGCATTGCGGGGCGGAACTGCGCAAGCGCCCCCTGCACGTTACCGCCCCGCAAGCCCCCGGTCGCGGATGCCTGCTGAAGAATAGCTTCTTCGCCTTGTCGCGCCAGAGCCTGAAAGATCGGTGACTGCTCCTGCTGAGCAACGAACGCCTGCTGGGCCTCCGGGCCGCTCAAGCCTAGCGCCGCCATCTGCGCCTGAAGGGCGGGACCACCGGCAGCAACGTAAGGCTCAAGCAGTCGGCGCATTTCCTCGCGAGCCGCGCGCTGTTCTGCGGCCCCCATTTCCGCAGCCTGCACCTGCGCATTCGCCGCATTCTTTGCCGACTTAGAGCCGACCACCGCGCTGCCAATGCTGCTAACACCCGCGATAATCCCGCTAATAGGATCAGGCATCGCCAAATTCCCTCATGTAATCTTCCAGCGTTTCGCCGTAAAGTCGGGCGACATTGCCCGCGATTTCCATCGCCGTCTCGATGCCGTGGACGATCTGCACGCAGGCCAACACAAGGTCATAAAACCCAGCCCGCCAGACATAGCTAACCGCACTGGCCTCGCCCGCGCGCTCCAGCTCGTCCGATGCCTTCCACTTTAGAATGCACAGCGCAACGAGCGGCAAGAGAATGTGGCGGTTAGCCAAATAGAACTTGTTTTCCGGCAGCATCACCAGTGCGTCACACAGCGCCCGGTCAAGGCTATCGCGCGAAGGGAAGTCCCCGTCGGCCATATCGTCAAAGACCTGCGCGACGTTCCACAGCCCCATGAGCCAGTCATGAGCATCGTCAGGAAGCCCGAATGCCTCCTTAAGATTGCGTGATAACCAGAACTCAGCCGCGCCCATGTCCGCTCCAACAAAGGAGGGCCACCGGCTGCCCGCTAACTCGGTAGCGCAACTATAGCCTAAAGGTCTGCTCTATGCAAGAGCTGTGCCAATTAGGAAATGACGCGGCCCGACGCGCGGATATTGATCGACGAGGCGGCGCTGGCAATAGTTGAAATAAACCCGCCACTGACTAGGACGTGGCCAGCCAATTCCGGGAACGTGTAGCATTCCCCAGGCTGCAACGTCTTTTGCTTGACGATCAGGTTCTGGTTACCAGCCGTGTCGGCAAACGTCACCAGATTAACCGACAGCGTGGCAGCGGAGCCGGAAAAGTTGGTGGCCGTGAACTTGTCGATAATCGTGGTCAAGTTCGTGCTGATGTATTGGGTCGTCTGGGTGTTCGCGGCGGTCTTTGCCGGGATCAGGACGGTGACGTTAACAGCCATTATATTGACCCTTCTGCATTAATATTGTTTGTGACAGTCAATATGACTGAAGGGATCGCCGGGTGAAGCGCGGTCGCAGCCGTCGAATTAAGAAACACACCAACGTCATCTACCGCCCACATTAATTCAAAATAATCACCAGCGTTCATTTGCAGCAAAAAGTTCCATGCGGCAATGGTCGCATAGTTATTGCCCTTGGTTCGAATCTGGCTTGCGCTGTTTGGGACATCAACGTTGTTTTTGCGCAGCCAAATCCAGGCCAGATGGTCAGTCGAAACGGTCGTGTCGATCTGCGCAGAGAACTGGATATTATAGATGTTTGGCGTGTCAACGTAGATGCGCGACGTTGGCGAGCCGACTGTGACGCCGTGGCTGAGTTCCGTTGTATTGAACGTCATGCCGTAAGCCGTGTTGGCCAGTGCGGCGATCTGATCCGTCGTGTCGCAGAATGAGCCATACCGATGGCGTGGCAGCTGCGGAGTATATGACGGCGGGGCCAGCTCCAACCCCTCAATGCGGTCATCAAGCAGCGCCGCCTCGCCCAGCGCTTGCGTGGCTTGCGCCCCAGCCGAACCGGCCTCAATGATTGCGCTGTCAACCTCCCCGCTCTGGAAGTATTCCTGATTGACCGAGAACAGCTTTTCAAACTGCTTGATCGCTTCAGGATCGTTACCGACAATCTTTGCGATCTGCTGGCGGGAAAGGCGGAACGAGTTGCTTACCATGCCAGCGGCTCCAGTTTGGCCTCAAGCCTTGCGACTGCAATATGAGCATCGCTAGTGCCTTGGAACCGCTGCACTCGCCAATTCTGCATCGCGCCCTGTTGCAGCCACACCAACCGCTTGGCCCGCTGCCCCTGCGTTCCCGCGCTAATCGTGCGGTCCTGCGACCACGTAACGCCATCCAGCGAATAGGACGACTGGATAACCGGAGACACGCCCAGCGGAACCGAGCCGGTTAGCCCAACCAGTTCCAGCTCATGCACGATTGCGCCACGCCCCTCGTTGTAAACAATCTGCGTGCCGAACTCCCATTCGACCTTTGCGCCGTAGTGCGTGGAAACGCTGCGGTCCAAATAGCCGATTGCGTTGCTGGTCGGATCGCCAGCCAACCACTTGTCATAGGCTCGCACAAAGAACTTGGCGCGGTATTGGCCGTTGCTATTCAGCACAAACCAAACCGGGCTCTGCAATTCCTGCGAAGCGCCAGCATCATAGACCAGCGTCTGATCAGGAAGGTGGATATACAGGAACTGATGCGAACCCTCGTTGCGCGCCTCAAGCACAACGTTAGACAGCTCGTCCTCGGTGTAGTTCGCCAGCGTTAGGTCGATCTCGTGCGTGGACAGCTTTTGCGTTGTTCCGTTTGCGCCGACATAGATTGAAATTTGCTCATTCATGCCGCCGCCAAGGAACGCAATGGCGTCAAGAAACAGGCAGCAGGCATAAGTTCCGACGCAGCCCTTTTCGATCTGCGCGCCTTCAATCCGCTGGAACGGGAACAGGTCGCCGCCAACGTTGTCAAAGAATTCGATGGTATGCCGGTTTAGCGCGACAGCCTCATTGCGCAGCTTGAACACCGCCTTGATCGGATCGGGATCGGCTTCGCTGGAGCCATACTTGAGCGGGTTCACCGAAGTTGGATCAGTCAGGTCGGTCACAATCAGGAACGTGCCGTCCGTAGTCATGTAATACCCGTCAATCCAGATAACGTCGAATACGTCACCGAGATCAGGGTCGGTGACTTGCGTTAGCGTGGTTCCGTCGTAGTAGTACAGATTGCCCGCAGAGGCTATCACAAGGCGGTCAAAGCCGTAGTCCAGCGTAACCGGCAGGGTATCCGTAGCAACATCACCCAGCACCGTTATGTCGCCGTTATTGGCCACCGAAACTAGCTTGCTGCCCATGACGGCATAAACCGTGCCGTTCCACAGGATAGAGCCTCGGATTGTCCCGGGCCCCGTGCCAAACGCGACAATACCATCGGCTGGTCGCAAATAGCCCTGATTGATCCCCGTATCCTTTGGCGTAGGAACAAGGTTCACCGGATAGCTGGTGCGAAAGTCCGGGATCAGGTTTGAGTAGATGCCGCTAAGCACGGGGATTTGCATTGCTTATCCTTAGTTAACGCCACCTTCGCCGGGGGTAAGGAACGTCGTGCCATCAGCAGCGGTGGCAATCGTGCGGATCACCTTTGCGCCATTCGGCAGTCCGACGCAAATGCGGTTACCCGGCAGGACAACCAGACCCGTCGAAGTGGTCGGCGCATTGCCAGAGCCGCTAATAATGCCGTCCGGGTAGTACGTCAGCAGCAAATGCACACGAGCGGTTAGGCTGGTGTTGGTAATCAGCACCGACCGTGCATTGAACGGGATTTCAACCGCAGCCGTGGCAGTGGCTGCGTTTGTGACAGCAATCGTGCTGTTCCACGCAGGGGTGTAAACTTGCATTAGCTGATCCTTTCTGATTCTTTTGCGGCTTCGGTGGCCGCTTTAAGGTAAAGTTCGGTCACTTCAAAAACTCCTTAAGGTTCCAAGCCACCACACCGGCATACAAGACGCTGGCGATAGCGATAGCAGTGTCCGCGCCGGGGTAGTTCATCAGCGCGTAAAACACCCCGATCAATACCACCTTAGGCAGCGCCAGACCGGGTACGGTGCCCAGCTTGCCCATCAGCCAGCGCATAGCCGGGTTAAGTTCCCGACCACCCCTACGCAGGATAAGGGTGGTCAGGGTTACATCGGCCACTTGCAGGGCGGCGAAGATAGCTAAGGCGATCATGCCGGTCGTAAGCCATACATCACCCCTTGATACCGCACCCTAGCACAGAAAACTAGGTCAAATAAAATAGTCAAGGCTCTAAGCGGCCAAGAACGACACACCGCCGAGCGAAGTCCAAGATGCGTCCCCGGTGCTCTGCAAGGTGACTTCCCCGTTCGGCGCGACCTTGAATTGCACTAGACCCGCGTTACTAGGCCCCATGCGGATGCATTCCGCAGCAGGCCGCATTCCCGCTGGCAAAATGCAGATAAGCGTCCCCGGTGTAGTCGTGCCGCTTTTAATCATACCGGACAGGTGGACAGTCTTAGTGCTGTCCACATAAGCCTTGGCAGTCTCAAACGCGCCGCCATAAGCGACCCAGCTATTTTGCAAGGTAAGGCTTTCCGGAACTCCGCTCCAGCGGTTCCAAGTGTTTGCCCCGACGTTGGCGGTACGTACCAGAACGCGGGTGTCGTTAGCCGCAAACGGATACAGGAACTGCACCACGCCCTGATCGGGATTGCGGTGGCTAACCACAAAACCGTCAATCGGCCAGCCGTTTCCGGTGGTCGCCCGCGCATGGTCAACACCCGTCAGGAACTGCGAAGGAGTAGCCGAGGCACTAGGCGCGTTGCTGGTGCTCGTGACGTTGCGGAACAGCGCTGAACCCCACCACTGCGACCAGCCATTCGGGATAACGGCGTCAACCACTAGCCCCCAAATCCGCGCGCCCACGCTATCAGTCGGGTGGACGGTGCGACCATCGCCGTAGGGGTCATCCCAGCCAACCAGCGCCCCACCACGCGCGTCCCGCATGTAGCCATAGACATCAACATAACAGCACTTGTGCTTGCGGGCCGCCGCTACATAGACGCCGCGCAGTTGCTCGTACCAGCGCTCATCGCGCCCGTTCGGGGTGTCTGCGGTAGCGTTTGGTCCAACCAGTACGATTGCCAAGTTCCCGCGCCCGCCGTTAGTCGCGGCCCGGATTGCGGTCAGCTTACTGTCAAGCGTTGACTGGAACGTGGCAAGGCGCGTACCATCAGGGTTGCCACCGTCATTGATGCCGTACTTAATGATTGCCAGATCAGTCGTGGTTGATAGGTCTGCCAGCACGTTCAGGCTGGAAATCGTCGTTCCAGCAACGCCACGGTTCGTGATGCTGATATTCCCGACGCCGCGCACGTGGAATAGCCGCGCCACCAGATCAACGGTGGACATTGACATATAACCGCCAGCCACGGTGCTATCGCCGTACAGAAAACAGCCAATCCGCCCGGACGAACCAGACGCGCCTAGCTTGAGGCGCTGCATCACGCGATCAAGGTATTCCTCGCCAATGACGTAGCGCCCCGGCACATCGGCGTAGCTATTAAGTTGCTGCGTTCCGCCGGTGATCGGTGCGAGAATGCGCCCGTGCCCCTCAAACTCAATCCCATAAGGATTAACAACGCTAGTCGCGCTGGTCACGCTATAATCGCGCTCCAGCGTCACTCGCCCTGCAAGACCGGCAGTTGAAGCAGCCGAAATTGCGGAATTAAGGATGGCGGTATCGTTAGCCCCAACAAAGTCGCCCGCAGAGATATTGTCGAGCAACTTGCTTTGCACGGTCCTAGTCCGCGCGTCAGCCTCGCTGCGCTTAAACGAAACAAACGTCGCCCCGTCAGACGCAGCCAGCGCCGCCGATTTGGCAGCCTCGCTATCCAACTCTGCGATAGCAGTCGGGATTGTCGTGGCAGAGATACCGCCAGAAGGGGTATAAGGGAGATCACCGACAAGACCGATGGCGACCTGCGACCGATCCATCCGCTTGGTTACGCCTTCAGACGTATCGAACACAACGAACTTGTCATCGTTAGCAGACCCTGCGCCAGAGAGTGGGCTGAGACTTTTACTCGGGTCCGTGTCGTAGATGCGCTTGCCAGCCATGATCTTTCCCTGTGTTGATGGGGGCACGAGGCCCCCATCTGTTACGACGGAGTGACGGCGTTTGTACCATTAGCATCGACCCAAGTCGATGTGTCAGTTGCGCCTGTAGCGACCTTGATCTTGCTGTTGGTCGTATCGAAGACGATAGTCCCAGCAGCCTTACCGGTCGTGTTCACTGCGTTAGCCTTGGCAGCGATCTCAGCAGCCGTGTTGGTGCGGAGCTGGATGTAACCAGTCGTAGCATCAACATTGCCAGTGAGCGTACCTGCGAGCGTGCCACCAGTGACGGTGGCGGTGGACAGTGTGACGTTATAGAGCGTTCCGCCCTGAATGGTCACGTTGTCCTGTGTAATACCGCGATAGACACCCATAATAACCTCCTGAGGTTAGGGCTGCCTTCCGACCGGGAACCCCCAATCCAGCCAGCAGCCCTAGTCTCTTAGTTGCAGTCGGCCACGATAGCCCATGCCTTAACCACGGCATTGGCCGGAACCGCCGTGTTCAGCAGGATGTCGATGGTATCCGCCGACTTGATGACCGTCGGGTTAGCGAGGTTGTCCGAGTCCATCGCCACAGCGTTCGACGCGAAGTCGTCGCAGTAGACGTTGGCAGCAGCCGGAGTGCCCCCGGTATAACCGAAGTCAAAGGTCGCCGTGGTGTTGGTCGTTTCCGCCGAAGTGACGTTCAGACCAGCAGCCAGAACCACGCAGTACGCCGGGAGAGCGATCACCTGAAGGGTGTCACCTGCGGCCAGAGCGGTAGCGCCAGCAGCGGCGCGGGCAGCGACGATTGCTGCGAAGTCCAGTTCGACCTCGAACTTGCGGACAGGCGAACTGTCCGGAAACGCAGCGGTACCCTTGTTGAAGCCAAGGGAGTCAGTGTAAGCAGCCATTTCTAAAACTCCTATGTCGATGAGGGGCCGAAGCCCCCCATCATTAGAACTGGATCACAGCGGTCGAGAGCGCTTCCGGCTTGATGACCTCATAGCCATACACCTGAAGACCACGGATGATGTTACCGAAGGTCGTTTCAGAGCGGATGGTTTCCATGTTGGTCATCTGCGACGCAAAGGTGAAGCCCATCTTGTGACCGGCGAGGATGTTGTACTTCCCCGACGACACGTACAGGTTGTGGCTCACATAGATGGTGAACCGGTCAACCATACCGAGGCGACCGTTGCGAACGACCGACTGGCTATCACCCGTCAGCGAGGCATCCTTCAGTTCCGACTTCTTGATCAGACCAGCCATCTTGGCCGGAATGACGAGGAAGCGGTCGGCTTCCGGAGCATTCGCTTCGTCAAGGACGGTGCCCATATCGACGATCAGATCGACAACCGAGGTGGTGCCGCCAGCGCCATCCTTGGTCACGGTCAGCGGAGCGCCCGTGGTGCCGAGGTTGAACGAAGCCGACTGCTCACCAGCGGTAGCGCCCTTGTTGAAGGAGCTGATACCCGGCAGGATGTCGGTCAGCACGCGCTGGTCGATCTTGATCTTCATACGCTCCGAGGCGTCCTTCGACCAAGTATCCATCAGGTTGATGTCCGACTGCACCTTGTCCACGTCATCTTCGACACAGGCGAAGTATTCACCCTTGTCGATAACCAGCTGGAGCTTCGGCTTATCCGGGTTCTCGACAGTCAGGGCCTGACCCTTGACGTAGTCGCGGATGGTGATCTCCGGTGTGGTGCGGATGTTGACGGTGTCACCGAACTGGCGGATTTCACCTTCATAGTCCGTGTTCGAGATCGCCGCGAGCACAGTGGCATCGTAGAAATTCTCGATCAGCTTACCCGACCAGATTTCGGGGATGAAGTTACCCGAGTAATTCGGGCGACCGGGGGAAACAGGATAGGACATAACTTAGTTCCTTCTAATCAAGCATTCGCGGCAATGCGGCCTTCTCGTTGCGCCGCAAAAATGTCGCGTTCGATACGATCCCGCTCCTGTTCACGACCCTTGTACTTACCCATCCGGACATCGTTGAAGAACTTCTTGATGTCATCCGGTGAGTAGGTCTTGGGTTGGCTGCTTGCCGGTGCGCCGGAACCGCGTGAACGACCCGGAGCCACCTGCTTCGCCAGTTCGTTAGAAGGCGCAGGGGTGGATTGAGCAACAGAGGCTTGTCCAGTAGACTCAAGCCAAGTCCGGAAGAATGCGCTGACGCGGTGAGCGTCGAGCGAACGCTGAGCTTCTTCGAGGTAGGTCTGACGGGCAACACCCGTCAGCGGGTCAGTCTCAAGCAACCAAGTCTGGAAGCCGTCGTTGTCATTGACCTCGCGCCAGTTCGGAACATAGGCAGTCAGATCGGACCAGAACTGCTGTTCCGCCGTGACCTGCTGACGCTGAGCGACAGCCTGTACCTGCGGGACCACATTGGCCTGCATCTGCTGGAGTAGACCTTCGATCTGTGCAAGGCGCTGTGCCACGGGGATAAGTTCCTCGCGGCTGACCTTACGCATCACGTCAATCGACTCACCGTACTCATCGACTTCCTGCTGGGAGATCAGCTGTTGAGGCTGGGTCTGTTCCTGCACGGGAGCCGGAGCAGTGGACTGCTGCGCCGACAAGGACGCGAGCAATTGCTCCATCTGCTGTACGCGCTGTTCCAGTTCGGACTTCTGCCGAACCGTGGCGTTGTACGATCCCTGAAGGGACCGCCACCTCTGAGCATATGTCTCAGAGTTCTCATCTTCCTTTTCTGACGCACCGCCAGTGTGCTCGTCTGTCGGTGCCTGAGCAGCGCCGTCGTTCACACTCTCGTCAGCCGGAGGATTGTCGTTGCCAGCGTCATCGCCTTCCTGATCGGTCTCAGCGTCTCCGCTTGTACCGACCTCAGCGTTCAGCTGCTTGTACAGCTCCTGTACGGCTTCGGATTGTTTACGAACTTGCTCTGGAATTGCCATGTTAATTGCTCCAATCTGTGAGCTTGATCAGTCGGCTCATAGTTCAGCCGCTAGGTTAGGGGCGTCGGAGGCGAACTTTACGAGTTCGCCAAGCACTTGGCATCTGCCCTGATAGATACCAGTGTTATCAACCGCGCTCGGTAGACGGCGAAGCTCCTGCATCTCCCAATCACGCAGCCAATCCAGCAGGGCTGGAAACTGCCTGACAGTCGCGGCAAGTGCCTTCGTCACCTGAGGGTCAGGTCGGATCATGCCGCCCTCCCACTCGTGCGGTTCATGACCGTGTTCGCTTCCATCCCACCCTTGGGAGCACCGCTTGCGTCAGTCGGGGCCGGAGCGCCGGGTTGTGCCTGCTGCATCTCTGCAACCGCACTTGCCGCAAGCGCTGCCTGCTGCTGATCGTAAGCGGCCTTCTCCCGTGATGGGACGACATCGTCCACGGGCATCTGCAACCCTTTGGCCACTTCACGAAGAATCGCGGCGCGGCCATCCCTACCAATGATTTCGATATCGAACGGATTGGCGGTTGCGTTGAGGAACTCGATACGGCGGACGTTGACGGTCTCCTTGACCGCCAGATTGATGGCACCCTTGGCCACCACATGAACGTCGCCCTTGATGGACTCATCTTCGTCGTAGCGCATGTTGTACACGAACTGGCGCTCGACGATGGGTTTGACGATGTCGGAGTCGATATGCATGACGACCTGACGTATGCCTTTACCGGCAGCGCCCATCAGCATCGAAAGACCCGATGAGGTACGGCCAGCCCCCTGCACATTCAGGTCGCCATACACATACGCTGGAATACCCGAGTGGTCGTCGGCCAGCCGCGAGAACTTCTCGTAGACAGCCATCAACTCAGAGGCACGGGATTCCGGCTGCGTGAACCGGATAGCAGGTGCAGTCGAACCCACTGGGTCGTTCGCAGTCTGCCAGATTTTCCACGGGGACAGCTGGGTGATATCCTCGTTGGGCGGAATACGCTCGACGTTGACCTCAACCTGCGGACCCGAAGCGATCCCCATGTTGTTGACCAGTGCGCGGGCAGCTGCGTTGCAGACGCCTTGCAGGTCTTCAATGATCTCGGGGATACCCTTACCCCAGAAAGCGCCGGGGCACTTGATGAAGCTCGTCTTGGCGTAGGGCTTCTCACCCAGCGGGTCGTAGTTCAGCACCGCCTTGATGACATAGTTACCCACGAGCCAGACGTTGGCGTCGTATTCACGCGCTGGATCGGGGACTTCCTCTTCGGTCATACCCCATTCGATCAGCATCTTGCCGCTGATCTTACCCCAGAACTCAAGCGCATCATACTCGGTCGTCGGGCGCATGTAGCTGTAGTACTTACGCTCCTCCTCGTCCTTCTGAAGCTCGACATCCTCACTGATCCACGACTGACCATTTCCGATCTCAAGGACCTTGCGGATGGCATCGTCGTCGTAACCGGGGACACCGATAAGCTCAGACAACTCAGTACGCGACAGGCGGTGGTGCTCGAACAGGTACCCTTCGTTGATCGTGCTGATCCCCGGCTCGGGGTAGATGCGGAACGGATCGACGCGCTCGTATTCAGGACCGAGCTTCTCAATCGGCTCGACTTGCGTTCGTCCATCGGGCGATGTCTTCCAACCCAAAGCACGCTGGCGACGCACAATCGGACCTTTGACGAAGGCAGCCGGGAACGTCACGAGATCAGTGATGAAGTCGTTGAACGCAGTCCCCCAGCCGCCCTGCGCGAACTGGTCCTGAATCTTGAGTTTCATCTTGTCGGCGCGGTTCTGCGCCTGCTGGAGCACCGCGAAGCGGTAGTCCTGACTGACCATCTCCTTGATCTCAGACATCTGCGCCGCACTCGGTGCCTGACCGGAGTTCTGCACGATCTCCAGCACCTTCTCAGCGAAAATACCCTGCACCTCACGCGCCTGCGCGGGTGACAGATCGGGGATGGGGGTGGGGTCCAAGTCCCACGGTGGGGACCCGGTGTCGAGGAGGATGTCGCGCAGCCAGCTCTCAGCCGCACGGCACTTCACCTCGGTGATCATCATGTAGATTTCGGAGCCGCCCTGACCCCTGATCTGCTGGAGTTTGTCGGCCTCGTACTCACCGTTGCGCTGGCGCATGGCCCGGAGCATGATCTGCTCGATGGGGCGCTTGGCCATCTCTGCCACATCCCAGCACTGCCGCAGGTACCCAGTCAGGCCGAGGATGACAGGCTGGTTCTGACGCTCCTGAAGCGCACGGTCACTCGCTTCCTTCTCCTGACGAGCAAGCTCATCATTCCCGACAACACGAAGGAAGGTAAGACCAGCCATGGATCAGTAGCCCTTGCCCATCTTCTTGACGGCCTTGGCACCGGCTTTCACGATGTCGGCCTTATCCGGCATCCACATGGTATCCTTGCTGACAATGTCCATTGCATGGTCACACGAGTAACCCTGACCGACCAGATTGGCCGCAGCGCGCATGTTGGTGTCCGAAGACAGCGCCTTGGTCTTACCCATGCCATACTCGTCGGCCTGTTCCTTGATAGCTTCCATGTACAGATCGCCACCAGTCTTGGTCTTCGTACCGATCTGACTACCCATGTAGCCGTAGACAGGCTTCTCTGCACGAATACCCGACGTGTCCATCTTGGGGTTGGTAGAGTAAATGGTCATGGCGCACCTCGAAGATGTTTGGGTAAACTTAGCACGGTGTGTTCTGGGTCACAACCAAATTCTATATTGTGGCGCACTGGGATCAATCGCGTATACCGCCAAGGCAGTCGCCTGCTTCTCGGTGGGGTCTGTCAGCAGACGCAGGTTGCTGTAATATTCGGGATAGGTTTTATCGCCAATGGTGATCGGCCCGATGCGGTCGATGAGGATCGTGTAGTCAGCAGGGATGATGGCGACAGTGGCTTCCTTGCCTTCGCCTTCCTTGACTTCCACGCACAAGCCGGTGTCCAGCATAAGCTGGTTGAACTCAGCCTCGTCGGTGTTTTTGAGGCAATAGTCGATGGTCATGTCGTCAGTGCCTGTAGCTGGAAGTCCGCCGCGCGGACGGGGATGTAGCGAAGGTTGCGGAACCACCCGTTAAGTAGGCTGCCCCCGCCTACGTTTGCCCCAATGCGGGACTGATTTACGGTAGGTATCGTGGCGCTGGTGTCACTGACTACTGCGCCGCCGCTCAGGGACAAGGCAAGGTTATTCACGGCGTAGGCAAACGCGACTTTTGCGTTGGTGTTGGTCGTGATTGTGCCGCCGTCAAGAGAGGCTTGCAGCACGCCCCCAGTCGTAACTTCCATCTGCACGCTGCTGGCCGGATACCCGATAAAGCGGTTGCTGCTAGTGCCATCACTGACTGTGAAAGTAGCGCCATTCTGGCTGGGGTCGAACGCACTGAACTCGGCATACCAAGCCCCCTCGTCCTGCCGATACCACTGCGCGAAGTTCTGCCCGCTAAGGAACAGCGAGTCCCCGTTCCGCGTGACCGTGCTGGCGATGGTCGGGATGTAGCTGGTGGCAAAGGCACCGGCTTCGAGTTGATAACCGGAAACGGTAAAGGGGCGGCTGTCGTTCGTGTCGTATTTTACTATACCGTTGTTAACAGATGCTGACCCGGCGGTTGCGGTGGCAGATACACGGTAGAAACCGTTACCCATTGCAGTGACGGTGTATGTCGTTGGGATGACCGCGCTGCCAGCGATCACCAACGCAAAGCTATTTGCCGAGTCCGTAGTTACAGCGGACGCGAACGATGGCGCGTTACCATCATTCATCCGCACAAAAGCGGAAAGGGTGTAGGTAGTCGAAACAACCGTCGTGAAGTTCGTTTTGTAAGCGAAGCTAGTGACAGGCCCCGTATTGTTTATCGCAAGGCCTGTGTTGCCAAAAAGAAGTGAGAACGTGGTGGCGCTAACATTACCACCGCGCGTCGGAGCATCGCTCACGCCGTTCGGAAACTCACTGTTCGTGAACAGATTAGTCCGCTGCTCTTCGATCAGGATGCCCCTAGGCGCACGGGTCACAGGGTCATAGTCGAAGCGCGGGCCGTAGTACGCGGTGCTAGTAGGCGCTGCACCGGGGGTCGGCACATACGGATCGAGGCTGGCGCTGTCGGAAAGCTGCGCGCCGTAGATGTAGATGCCGCTGTTGCCGTCTCCGGTGTAGTTAGCGACGTTGTTGCCAGTAACGACACGGAGTTGCACGTTCGCCGCTGCCGCGATGGGTGTGAATGCCAAGGAGCAGCGATACCAACCGTTGCCTACCGCAGTGATCGACCCTGCGGGAGAACCAGTGCCGGTTACATTTCCGACAACGCCGTTTGCGAGGTCAAACCACGCCTGAGCAGTGACGTTGTTGCCCTCCGTCATATACAGCCAACTGCGCTCGCCAGCCTTGGCGTATACGCTCTGAACGTACCGCGTGTTGGCAACAATGCCGGTACCCGGCTGTACAATGAAGTGCGAGTTGGAGGCAGTCGTGTCCTCCATCAGCTTCTGCGCGTTGAACAGGCCGTTCACAGGGTTAGCCTGTGCGCCAGTTACGATACTCGCCCGCGTCTTCGTCCACGCCGCGTTGTCGAAGGCCTCCGAGAAGCCCAGCAGGTTCTTGACCGTAGTGGGGTTGTAGGTCGTAGCCGTGGAGCCGAGTTCGAGTTGTGCGCCCCAAGCAAAGATCGTTGATGCAACACTATTTCGCGTGACCAAAGTCGGAGACAGAGTACCACCGGAAGCGGTGACGGTCATTGAAACGCGTGTCCAGTCGGTGCCTATAGAGACAAGTGTATCGCTGCCTTGCAAAGATAGGTTGACGTTGGATACCGCAGCAGAAGCGCGGACATACACCGAAAAAGTATAGACCAAGCCCGCAGTCACAGTGACCGCTGGGTTAGGCTGAATGTTTGCGTTAGCTACCGCAGCAAATGCAATCTGGTCGGCTGTGGTTGAACCGTCAGGCGCGACAGCCGCGTTAGCGGTAACGGTGGTGTTGCCTTTGAACCATGCCGAGCTATCAAAACTTTCCGATTGCGTCAGCAGATTGCTCGGTGCCCACTGCACCAGCCCGTTCGGCCCCACGACCGTGGCGTTGCTACCCCGGCTGAAGGTGATGAGGTTTGCGAAGGGTGTCGTCGTCGGCATGTCAGAACCCTACGTTGTACACGTTGTTGATGAAGTCGAGGCTAAGCGACGGCACGAGTGCCGGAGCCGTCAACATCTGCAACTGGGCGTTAGGCTGGCGGGTGTTGAAGTAGGCGATGGTGCGGATGTGGCCGCAGAACACCTCGGTGCCCGCAGCGGACCGCGCATAGCCAATATCCAACTCCGAAGCGTTTGTTACGACAGAGCCGCTGGTGTCGGTCTGAACTGTGCTGCCGCTAAACGAAGTTGCAAAGTCGTTCGCCGCGTATGCCGCGCCAATCGTAATCGTCGAGTTAGCGGCGTAATACCCAGCAGCGGAACCGAGGTTCGCTTGGTCCGCACCCGCAACGCGGTATTGCGTGTAGGTGGTGCCAGCAGAGGAAGCGTACATTAGCGGATTACGGTTTGTTGCAGTGCCGTCGTTAACCTCAAGGAACCTAACGTTTGCTCCGCCAGTAGGCACACCCCGAGGCGTCAGACTCATCACGAAAGTCCCCTCGCTCTGGTTATACCAGCTAGAGAAGTTCGTGCCTGTCATGGTCGCAACGTCAGCGTTGCGGGTGACGGTCGAGGCCACCGTGGGGATGTAGCTGGTGGCGAATGCGCCTGCTTCTAGCTGTGCGCCCCAGATGAAGATGCCGCTGGTGCCGTTGCCGGTGTAGGAGTCCGAGCCACTTACCGCCAGAAAGACCTGCACCTGACAGTTAGCAGACGCCGCAAGGGTGCCAGTGATCGAGCAGCGATACCAACCATTACCGGCGTTTGTGATCGTGCCCGTGCCGATAACAGTGCCCGCAGCCAGATCAAAAACAGTGCTGATAACAAAAGAGGTGCCGTCATACAGACGCATACGGATTTGACTGCGCTCACCGGCTTTTGCGTAGACGGTGAACGTGTGGGATGCAGCCGTTCCGGTGAACACTTGGTTGATGCCATGCGTTGCTGCGGCGGTCGTATCCTCGACCAGCTTGTCGGCATCCGCAGTACCATCGGGCGAAGTCGTTGCGTTTGCGGTGACTGCCGACAGGCGAGTCCTATTCCAACTCGCGTTATCAAACTCCTCCGACCGCAGCAGCAGGTTCGTCCGCTGCTCCTCGATCAGCAGGCCACGCGCGGCCAGCGTCACAGGGTCGTAGTCGAACCGGGGGCCGTAATAGGACGAACCTGCGGTGGCCACGTAGGTGCTGGGCGTGGTCTGGTAGGTGACCTGTTCGAGTTGGCCCCAAACAACCAGCACGGTTACGCCGTTGCCGCCAGTGATCTGCGTAAGAATGCTAGGGTTGGTGGGGGTCGTTACCGTCCCGCTAGTAAATGCAGCCCAGACACGAAACCAGCCGTTACCGACTGCCTGAACGCCACTGGTGCAGTTTGAGGGAGCGTTAGCGGTGATGCCGCTTGCGGTAACATTGAAGGTGGCGACCCAACCTATCCCGAAGTTACCTACGTTGTTGTACTCAAGCGAGACAGTCGTGTTTGAGCCGTCGTACTTAAAGTAGGCACTGACCACATAGGCGGTGTTGGACTGCACCGTCATGGAAGTCGCCCACTGTGCGTAGCGCGGCGTTGTCGCATCGGTCTTGGTCAGGCGAACCGCGTTCGTGCCGTCCGGCGCAGCGCCGGAAGCGGTCGTAGCCGTTACGCCAGTGGCGCTGAAAGGACCGCCACTGTTCGTAAACGTGTTGTTCGGCGCGAAAGTCACGCGCCCGGTGCTGTCGACCAGTGTGGCGTTCGTGCCGCGCGAGA